GCGACGTTGCGCGGGCGAGTTTCCGATCCACCCACAGCATTAGTTGGGCCAACATTTGCTGGTCCCGCGTTAGTGTTACGGAGGTTGTAACCCTCAAAAAGATAACTTGCGTTAACGCCCCAAGAGACTGCACCTGAAGTACTCAAGTTTGGCCTATTGCTTTCCCCAACAGCAGTGTTCTTTGCGACAAAGTGGGAGTGGGAGCCGAGTTCACTTGCCTGAAAACTGGCAAACCCTCGGCCACTATCTACACCTCGACCGTCATCCCAGCCACGAGCAAATTCACCACGCAGATCGGGTAGGTTAAAGGTTGTTGATCCATCTCCAGCACCCCAAGTCGTCCCTATGGCAGTAAAAAGTGATGAATAAGTTGTCCGAGATACAGCAGCGCCGTTGGCCTTAAGGAAACCCGTGGGAGCGGACGAAGCCGCGTAAAAAATCACAGTGCCGGCAGGGGCGCCCTCTGGAACTGTAAGAGTCGTGCTACCAATAGACGTCACGTGACCGTACGTGTCAACCGAAATATCTTGGATAACGGTGTCGCCAGAGTTGTTTACGGACCCTTGAGACGAAGTGTTTCCGTGGTTTAGCGTTACCGTGCCGCTCGTCCCACCACCCGTCAAGCCACCGCCCGCAGAGACACCATCAATGTCGCCCGTGGCACCCGTGGCAACCGCAGTGACATGGCCATTTGCATCAACAGTGATTGTGTCGATTTTGGTGCCGTTGGCGGTGCTGCCGTAGGTGCCAGAAAGGCCAGAAGTGTCGCCGTGGTTGATGGTGATGGTCTCGTTTAACGACTGGTCCGTGGTAAACGCACCGCCGCCGGTCAGAGACGACCCTGCGGAAATCGTAACTGTTGCGTTGTTCGCTGCAGCAGGGATCGAAAGGCTCCTACTCGCGAGGCCTGTGACGTGCCCGAAGCCGTCCAGCGTCACGTCCTGAATTACGGTGTCGCCAGAGTTGTTGATGCTCCCCTGAGTGGAAGTGTCCGCATGGTTTAGTGTCACGCTGCCGCTTGTACCGCCGCCGGTCAGAGCCGTTCCTGCCGTGACAGCGGTGATGTCACCGATGTTGCTCGTGTAGCCATCGGGGTTGGAGTCGGGGTAGGCTCCAATCAAACTCGTTGTAATGGTCGTAGAAGCGAGCCCTGTGACGTGGCCGTAGGTGTCCAAGGTGACATCTTGAACAACAGTTGCGCCCGAATTGTTGACGCTCGTCTGTGTAGAGGTGTCTTCGTGAGACACGGTCACATCACCCGTGCCGCCGCCAATTAAGCCAGCGCCCGCTGTGATCGTTTGATCCGCTGTTGCACCAGACTCGATGCCGTCCAGCTTCGCCCCATCAACCGATACATCCCGGCCGTCGACTGTGCCTGTGACAGACACGTTGTCAAACGTGGGGCTGTCCGTGGTGGCGACGCCTTGGTCCATGTCCGCAGCAAACTGCAATTCTTCGGCCGCCGCCGAAAGAAACACGACCCCGTTGCCGGACAAACTGATGGCAGAACCCGCGTTGCTTGACTCTAGGACCGTGCGGGTGAGCGTAGGCCCCGTGGCGGAGTAGGTGCCCGTTCCAATCTCCCAGTCCGAGCCGTCTTCAATGACATAGCGAACCACGTCACCGTCGGCCACGCCCGCAGCCGCAAAAGTTTGATAACCGTCTTCAGCGGCACCGAGGGTAATTGTCCCGGTGCCGGTGGTTGACGTGACTACTTTTGCGCGGTTGACGAGCGTAACCATGTTTTATGCAATCCGAATGATGGCGTTGCTGGCGTCGGCGGTGGGGAAGATCACCTGAAAGTCGCCGTTGGTCGAGGTTTTGTCTTCGCCAAAGTCCAGCACGACAACCGACGGGTCGCCCGTAGCAGTGTCGTTGTAAATCAACGCGCCGTGAGCCGTGATTGTGGTCGACGTGAACGTGATGTCGGCAAAATCGGTGAACGCCGTTGTGCCGCTTGTGGTCGGCGTGACGTTGGTCAGTGCACCGCCGCCCGACGTATACGAACCAGTGTTCGCAACTTCTCCGCTGGTGGTAAACGCCGTTGTAGCTGCATCAAGCGTCGCCGTGTTGTCGTACAAAGCCAGCTTGAAGGTGTTGCCTGTTCCGTTCGTGAAATCATGCACCCCCTGCAGGATTTCCTGCTTGAAGCTGGTGCACATAAAGTTGCCCGAGAACGCCATGTTAAAGTCCTTTCAGTGCGTCTGCTAGTTCCGGATGCCCAGCATCTCGGAGTGCATTATACACGGTTGTGCGGTCACTTTGAACCGCTTGGTTCAAGTATAGCGCAACGAGCTGTTCGACGCGTGCTTTAAAAGCATGGGCCTGTGCGCGTATGGGCTCGGGCGCAGTGTCTGAGATAGACACAACCTTGTCAGCGCACTGCGCCGCAAGCTCTTCCGCGGTCAAGCCGCGATTGTTTGTGGTTTGGACGCCAACCTTAAAGTCAGGCGAAAGATCTAACATCATGCTTTTCTCCTAATCAGCTCGCCGGTGCGATACTCGTCGGTGCTCTGCTTGGCCTCGCCCAGCAGCTTGAGTCCCATGATCGCTTCCTGAAAGCGTGCTTGATACAGCTGCGTCATGTCTGGATCGCCCTTGATGAATGTGTTGGCCTCCAGCAACGCCCCGTAGAGCATCGCCAACTCGGCGTTTTCGCTCAGCCACGTGGAGTCGCCGTCGGCGCCGGCGGTCAGGCTGGCTGGGCGGTACAAATACTGCAGCTGCGCCGTATATACGGCGTCGGGTGTTGGGCCCAGCAAAAAGTAGCTGTTGTCAAGCTGTGCGTAATAACGCGGCGTCCCTGTCGTCGACGGATCAGGGGTAAAGGTCTGCACAAAGCTCAGATCCTTGAACTCTAAAAACACCTTGTCATCGTCAGCGCCACGCAAGTTCAAGGCCATGGACGCCAAGTAATCTGATGGGACAGGGAGATACTGTCCGCCGGTTGTCGTGGCGGTGGTTGCGTTCTTTTGAAACAACGACAACTGCACGCCCTTAAGAATGCGCTCCTCGGCCATCCGGATAAAGATCGGCAGGTTGTTGACCAACGCAGTTTCGTTGGACTCGATGAAGTCCTGAACCGCCTGTTTCAGTTCGCCGTATGTGAAGCTCATGATGTCGATACCTCTACTGTGCCGACGCGGCCCACGGCGCGTGGTCGCTCAAGCTTTGGGGCCATAATCGTCGGTACACCAACAAACACCTTCAAGGGCTCAGAGCGGTCCGGGCGCGGGTTGCGCAAGGCCTGAGGATCTGGGCCCGGCTTGGGCGGAAAAAGCTGCGGGTGCTTTGGTTCGTATTCGTCAGGGCCAACCAAGGCCCCGGTCCACTCCCGCTTCATGTCTTTCAAGCGGTAGCGAAACCCGGACCGATCGGAAATACCGTATGCGTTTTTGTCGGAAGCGAAAGCCATATCAGTACCGCCGCATGTACCGGCCGTCGGGGACCAGCATCAGGCTTACCCGATCCTCGTCCTCCTCGGCCGCGCGCTGGAACTCTTCCTCGTAGACAGCCTTCAGCAGCTGCAAACGATCAGGCGCGCGCTTCATCGACAGATAATAGGCAAGACCAGCAACCATGCATGGGTAGAAACGGAACGGGATTCCTGTCGTTTCAGTCAGTTTGTCTGCGTCTTCGATCCGCCGAACATAGTAGTAGACCAACTGGTCGGTCGAGTTCTCCGGCGTCTGCCAAAGATTAATCACCGGCTCGATGCTGCGATCGAAATAGAACTGCGACGGGCGGCCTTGGGTGGTTTTGTTCGGAAAGTCGAGGTAATCACCGCGGCTGATCCGCTCCATCTCGATATCCGTGCCGTCCCGGCGCAGCGCCATCTCCAGAATGTCGACGACGTCAGAGGCCAGAGTCTCCTGCGACTGACCTTGGGTCAGGGTCAAGATCTCTTGCTCCACGGTCCATAGGTTCAGGCCGCGGTTTGCCCACTCGGCGAACATCAGGTTCAGAGACCGCCGAGCCGTCTTGGCATCGTAGCCCGTGCGGACCTCTAGCCCACACCGCTCGTACGCCTCCTCGATGATCTCGGCGACGTCGATGTTAAAGTCTCTGGAACCTGAGGTTGCCATCAGCTCTTGCCTTTGACCTTACCGCCGCGGGCCATCTTGGTCATGCCGCCGCGGGCCATCTTTTTTGGCTTTGAGGTTTTGGTAGTCGCGCGACCAGCTGCGGGTTTCGCGGTTTTCTTGCCGCGCATCATTTTACCGGGCATGTTGATCTCTCCTTCGCCTGCGGTCTGCAATCAAACGCTCATAATCGTGAGCGCCGTAGTGAGCATAATAACCGAGTTTCTCTAGCTTTGCAGCAGAATTGTCCAACTCGGTCAACTTCTGAACGAATATAACAGCGGCTTCGCTCAAATGCGAGAGCGCCCAACAGTCGATGCCAGCAATTGTGAAGAAGTCGTTCAACGCGTCAGCAGTCGCTTCAAGCTCAGCGTAATCACCGCTGTACGTCTCATCAACCACAACAACGACATCCAGATCGTCACTTAGCAGGGAGCTTGCAGCTAGGACCTCGGGCCAAAGGTGGCCGGCGGTGTCAACGATTTCTACCCGCCCTTGGTCATAGGCGGGTTTGGCAAAAGGGCAGAGCGGCAACCCTGTAGTTGGGTCCGCTTTTGCCAAGTCGTTGATCCACTGCTCAATCAAAAGACTCGAACCAATCCGCCTTTGGCTGCTGTTTTAACCTTCGCCTTTTTTGTGTTCGAGACGACTGTCTTGCCCTTCGACCCCGCCTTCTTTTTCTTGCGGGCCGTTGCTTTTCGCTCGGACTTACTCAAAGACTTCGCCTTGCTGCGCGGAAGACAGCGGTCAGGGTTTTTCTTATCCTTCGACGTGCCGCACTCGCCTGCGATGTTGCCGCTAGAATCAATTCGAACCCAGTTCTGATCTCGCCATTTTTTGAGCTCGCCCATTAGAACACCCTCACAAGGCCGCCTTTGGCTGCTGTTTTGGTTTTCTTACCCTTCGCCTTCTTGGCGTAGTTCGGATCCTTGCAGTATTTGCTCGCCGCCATGTTGGCGTAGGCGCTCGGGTAAGTGTCAAAAGTACGCTTAGCCCAAGCTTTGCCCTTGGCGCAAATCTTGTTGCCCTTCTTCGCCATCAGCTCTGACCCTTCATCGCCATCTGCTTGCGAGGGCTGCACTGCATCTAATCAACCTTGCCGCCCTTGGCGTAACCGCGCTTCTTGCTGCCAGCTTTCGTTTTGCCGCCGGCCATGTAGCCCTTGGGTTTCTTTTTCATGGGAACCTCCGTTATCTGCTTGCCCATAGTAGCACGGTTCATATCAGTGTCCTACCTTGTCCTTAAACGACATCCACACGGCACCTGCAATAAAGATCAACGTGGCCGTTGTGGCCACCTTCACAATTGTCGACCAGATCGCACTGCGCGTCTCCCGCCAAGAAGACAGCAAGCCACGGAGTTCGTCCATATCCTGCGGAGCGTTGTCGTCATGGAGGCCCATTTCCTTCAGGGCAGCATGGGCGCCGCGTTTCGCAGCCCTGTCCAGCATTTCTTCCAGTTCGGCGTGTGTCAGGTGTACGTTGCCCATGTCTGCTATCCCACGCTTTTCTTACCCTTACAGCCCCAAGCCTTACGGCGAACCTTCACCTTGGGGGTGCGTTTCTGAGAGACGGTGCGGGCACAATAGGCATCACCGCGTTTGGTGCCGGGCGACGAAACACGGCGCCGGGTTTTGCCTTTGCTGTCCTTGTACGTCGTACCATCGGCGTATTTCTTTGAGGCTGGCTTCTTGGCCTTAGTTTTTGCCATTAGAGCGGTCCTCCGTTCTTAATCAAAATGAGGTCAAAGTTCGCAGTCACCCGAGTGTTGTTCGTTTCCACGTTGTCCACACGAACCTCAAGGTCTGTTTTTTCTGGCAGCGGAATAGGTATAGGAAAGTCATATCTGTAGGTGCTTTCATAAACCTCGGCCATGTGGGCAATTCGAAAATTTGAACCAGAAGGTCTTTGAAAAAATAAAACCTGCGCGTCTTTGTTCTTTTGAACAGAAAGATCTCCGCACAGCAAGTATGCTGTGTGCCCCGCCGGGACGGTGTAAAGCGCCATAAGAGTTTGTGCAAAACCCGGCTGTATATCCGCAACCACAGTTCCCGCGCCAGAAACAACCCGCGCAGTGACGACACCAGCGTTTTGCGCCGAGTCTCGGTAAATCAGCCGATAAACACGTAAAAACTCTTGAGTTGTTGTGACAGGGTTTGTGCCGTCTAACTGAACAGTTTCAATTTGCTCATTGAAATCCGCATCAAGACCGTAAACCTCTAAAACATCTGTGTCACTGGCAGACGTGGAAGCGCAATACAGTGTTTGCGCAGAACTCAGCGCGGCCCATGGGTACAAACCACCGAAAGTCCAAACCGTTTCCGGTTCTGAATTGTTGTCCACCTCAAAGTTTGC